CTTCTAGATCTTATAAGAATTATAAGTTCTTCTTAATGAATCTAGGTATGGATAGATGCCAAATCAATAATAATATCACTATGGATATGGCTACTATTGAGATGCATCATAATATGCTAACTATCTTTGATATTGCTTTTATCATTACAGAGCATATCATTAATACTACAGGGTATATTACTTCATTTGACTTAGTACAGCATTTACGTAAAGTGCACCATGAGCATAAGGTAATGCTTGTAATGTTAAATTTAACAGCTCACCAACTTTATCATAATACAAATAATTTCTTCATTCATCCAGATATGTGTTTTGGTAACTGGGGAGCTTTCTTAGAAGAGTATAAATACGGTATCACTATTGAGATTGCCAATAAGGTTATACGCTACTTAGATGAAGCTATTAAAGTCGGTTCCACACAAGATAATGGATTGATGGAAGTTCGTGATCATTTAGTGAATTGGAGTCGATACAATGAGTACAACCTTGGAAATCAGTCTTACGGTAATACTAACTATTAGTATTATAGCTTTCTTCTTTACAGTTAGTGTAATCATTAACCGTGTTACATATTTTCATGAACAGCAAATGGCTTTTAAACGTTCTCGAGTTAAGATCGATGTACGTGAAGTCGATAATATGATTGATAATATGATTCAAGAGGGTATCAATGAATTCTTAGTTATTAATAACTTAGCATTCAATGATGACAACTATATTAGAGAAGATATAGAAAAGCAAATGCGTAAATACGTATCTGATTATATCATAGCTAGAACCACTCCAGTATTCTTGGAGAAAGCTCACTATGTATATAGAAAAGAGTCCTTTACTAATATAGTAGCTAATAAGATCATCATTGGTGTAACCTTGTATGTAGCAAAAAACAATGCTGAAATGAAGAATAGATAGAAAGAACCCCCCATAAACAAAGTCTATATTGGGGGTTCTTCTTCTTATTTCTTTTTTTAT